CTTTCTGTATCTGCATTCTCGTTGAAACTCAGAATAAAGCGACCTGCATTTGAACTGCCTGAGTATTTTTCTAATATCCGTCTTTCAATTAGTTCTCGTTCTTCTTCATTAGGTACACCATTGTTAAAGTTAATTAGCATACTAGGTGCAAGTCCATTCAGGATATTGTTTAAGTGATAGTTAGCAATTTCTTCTTCTAATTCAGCATATTGTAAGCCACCTTGATAGTCTACAGGCGAAAAGTAATAATGTCCTGCAACATAAGGTCTAACGTATAATATTTCTATTGGTTCTCTACTTGTACCGAATGCAGGTATTCTCTGTGGTACTTCATTAGGTTTTATTTTCTCCCAATCTGCACTATAGTAGTAACCGTTTATATTTCCGTCCTCGTCACATTTCTCCATAGCCAAAGTTTCTACAGGCATATGCTCAACTTGTGCAATAGTTTTTCTGTCTTTAGAGTATATAATCTGAATAGCACATTGTCCCATTAACTTTAGGTCGTAAGCAAGTTTACGTACACATTTGTCGTTAAGTAATGTTACTGCTTGTGCATACTCGTTTGGAAAAGTACTGTTATCTGTAGCGTCAATACCCTTTCCATATATCATTTGTGAAATTCCATTAATGATAGCATTGTTAGTAGCACTTCCTGAATAACGGTCTATTAAGTATTGAAAGTAACTATTTTTATCGCCAAACGTTACCCATTGTTTTTGTTTGTCAATCTTAATGTCAGGCGAATTGTAGTTTTGTAATTGAACTATATTAATAGCACTTGTCTGTTTCTTTTTTCTCATAATATAATGTAATCGTTATTACCACTATCAGCAGGTGTATATTGGTTAACGTTATTATCAAATTTTGTGTTTCCTGTTTGAGTTGTAGCAAATAGTTTATCTCTATATATAACCTTATTAGTGTCCGTTCTAACAACTCTAAGCGTGTAATACTTATCTTCTATAATATTACTAGTATCATTAAAAGTATGCTCTACAAAGTCCCCTACAACCGAATTAGTAATTGTTGTATAAGTGTATTCTGTTTGTGTTTCATCGTCAATTAAACGTACTTCCAAATCTGCTATACTAGTAGCATTTTTTGGTATATTATAAAAAGGTAAAAATCTTATAACAGGGTTTGCTAAATTCTTGTTTAAAACTATCATATTGTATTAACGATTAATTTAGTCATTTTTGCAATAAGGCAAAAAAAAACCCCTACATTTCTGTAGAGGTATATCAATAATTGATTTTATTAATTTACAGGTTTAAGGTATTTTCTAAATAAATTTTGTGCGTGTCTATAGTCCTTTACTTTTGCTTTCATAATATATTGAGGTACTACAAATCGTAAAGTTTCTTTTTTAAAATTTTTGTAAAGCCAATCTGTTTTTTCTACAGGTAAAAAAATCTCTATTCCATACCATTTGTCGTTTTCGCTAATGTGGTAATCATCTACGTTGTGGTCCCAATATTCCTGTACTGCCATAGCAAAACCACTTATGCTAATATAGTCTTGGTAACTGCCTATGTAATCAGCAGAAAAATCCATTACTGTTTTTTTGATAAGGTGTCCACCGCTACCACTAAAATCGTTTGTTAAAATTGTTTTTAAAGTTTTCATAGTTTCTATTGTTTATTGTGGGGGGTTTCCCCCCCTGATTAGTTTGTTTTTACTTTGTGTATTTTAAGTAGTCTGCACTTAGTATGAAACCTTTGTTTCCGTTGTACTTTTCTAGTTCTTTTGTAACTACTTCTCCGTCTTTGTTTTCGTAAGTAATTGTGTTGTCTTTCCAAATAATTGAGTTCATAATTTCTATTGTTTTATTGATTATTATGGTATAAATATAATTAACAATTCTTAATAAAACAAGCATTAAGTAAAAAAAATTTAAAAAAAACCCCCTACATTTCTGTAAGGGTATTATATTTTGTTTATTATTTTATTAAAGGTTTCTTTGTATTAATTGGTGTTTAAACCAAGTTTCATATCTGTAGTCCATTTCTGCTTGTATTTCTTTTTCAGAGTAAACAAGTTTGTCTCCAACAGAGTGAATTTTATTTAACATTTTTGCTAATTCGTCTCCTGAAAAGCGTTCTAGTTTTCTTGTGTAATTTTTCATAGTTTCTATTGTTTTATTATACGTTTTTTTTATTATTCTGCGAAATAAGTTCCGTCAGTTTTTACATAAAATGCTTGACTTCCTTTTTCTACTAAAATTAAATCTCCTGTTTTGTAAATATATTCAAAACCCTTGTTTTCTAATCTTGTTACTGTACTTTGTTGTTGTGGTGTCATTTTCTATTGTTTTATTATTACATATCAAATATAATTAACATTTTTTAATAACACAAGCATTGAGTAAAAAAAAATCAAAAAAAAAAGAGCAACGTAATGTTACCCTCTTTTAACTAACTAATCAAAACCAACCAATGTTTATGGGTCTATTTGTGCAGCACTTACAGTAATTCCTGTAGTAGCTAAATCATTTGCTAAAAAGTTTGCAGGTTTCAATTCCTGTGCATTAAGAGTTAAAGTATAACCTGTCAAGTCACCCATAGCAGCACCTGTAACAATTGTGCCACCATTTACGTCAGCACCGTGTTCTAATCCACTTAAAAACAAATTGCCATTGTTATCCTCTACAATTACGTGAGGTCTAGCAACTGCAATTAAAGCAATTTCATCGTGAGTTTCTTTGTCTAACTTTTTAAAAGTTAAACTTAATGTTTGGTCATAAAAGGTTGTTCCGTTTTCTCTTGAACTTGTAATAGTTTGCTCAAAATTAGAGTTTCCTTTTAAATCATATTGGTATGCAGTTGGTGTTCCGCTAACCGTATCTATTTCTGCACTACTTGCTGAAACGTAAGTAATGTCCCCTAATGTTCCATAGTCAATAAAATAAACGGTCTTTAAACCACCTACCGAGTTTTTACAGGTTTCCTTTCGTCCTGAAGTAAGTAAGCAACTCATATTTTCATTTTTTATAAAAAAAGGGTAGGTAAGACTATCTCAACCCACCCTATTTTTGGTTTATAATTATGCTCCGTAATATACGATGTCAGAAGCAATTCCGTATTGAACTCCTGCCGTATAACGCATTACAAATCTAACATTTTTACTTCCGTCAATGTTAGCCATATCTATAAGTTTAACTTCATTGTGGTCAGAAATTAATCCTGTACCAAAGTATAAGTTAGACTTCTGTGCAGCTACCATTCTGTTGTCAGCTAATCCATTAGCAACTGCAATCATAACTCCGTCAAACGATAATTGTCCACCGTTTGCGTACCATAATGTACCCTGAGTATTAACACCTGAATTGTTTTCGCCATTTAAGAAACTACCAAATCCGCCTAATGCTCTTACATATGCTCTTGCTACGTTTTGTGATACGTAAATTATCATATCTTCTTTACCGTATAGTGCGCTTGGTATATCGTCTACTACTTTACCTAGTTCAGCAATAACGTTGCTAGAAGTAATTGTAGTTGGTACAACTGTGTGTCCACCGTCTGTAGTAAATTGTGCGTCTGCGAATAAAGTTGTAAATCCGTCAAATGTACCTGCACCTGCTGAACCACTCCAAATTCCGTTTTCTACTGCCTGAGCAACGTCTGCTGAAACTCTAGCAATAAAGAAATCGCTAAATTTAGAAGGTAAGCTATCGTGAGCAGAAAAGCCCATTTGTTCTGCTTCCCAATCTGATTGGAAAGGTGTTTTACAAAGTTCCAAGTTTACTTGCAATTCTTTAGGGTCAAGTATTCTTTCTGTTAAAGTAACGTCACCTGTTGGTGTGAAGTCACAACTTGCATTTGCAATAGCAGAAGTATAGTCTACTTTCTTAATAACCTCTTTGTCTTTAACATTAGGTTTAATAGTAACTAAACCTTGATTAAGTGTACTCCCTGATAAAAGTGCTGCACCTATGTACTCCCCTGCAAATTCACCTGCATAAGTTGTAGTAATGTCTACTGTAGTTGCCATAATCTAATTTTAAAATTTATTATTTGTTTAATTTTTCTAGTATAATATCAAAAGTTGATTTTCTTCTGTTTGTTGCGTATTTAAAATCTACTCTTTTTTGGTTTTCCTTTTCAGGATTGTGCTTGATAGCTTTTGCAGCAGGTTTACTTAATTCTTCTTTAAGTTCTGCTTTTTCTTCTTCAACTTCATTAACAACTTCTTCAGCCATTTCTTCTTTGTCCTCTTTTTTGTCGTACCCTGCTTTTACTTCGTCAATCATTTTTTTAATTTCCTCTAAAGCAATTTGAAATTCCTCTTTGCTAACGTAACCTAAGTCTTCAGTTTCTTCAGTTTCTTCTTCAGTAACTTCTTCTGTTACTTCTTCTTCTACTTCCTCTGCTTTAACTTCTTCTAGTGAAGCAATTACTCCCTCGTCTTCTACTGATAATGTTAATCCGTTTTCAACTTCATAACTGCCAACAGGTAAAGCTACTTTTTCGTCTTCTGTAACAATAAAAACAGGTTGCCCTGCTTCAAATTTATCGGCTTCAAGTAATGTACCGTTTTCTAGTTTCATCTGCTCTAGTTTAGCTTCTAAGCCTAGCATAGTTCTAACTTTGTTTAAAGTATCAGTTGCACTCATAATTTAATTTTTATATTTAACGATTAATTGTTTTTATTTTGCGTTTAAGCCTTTTTCTGAATTATAAACCATTCGTTACCGTCGCACCAAACGTAAATTCCTTCGTAAGTTTTGTTTATTTCATAGTAGTTTGTGCTTCCGTCTAGAGTGTCACTACCTGCAGGTGTTAAATATACCCTTGTATTATTATTAAAGCCACCATTTGAAATAAATCTAATAGCCCTGTTTTGACTTGAACTTGCACTAGGTAATGTTAATGTCATATTACCTGCACCACCACTCCAAGTTAGTTTAACTAATTTTATATTAGCATATTGACTATCTGCTAGGTCAACGGTTACGTCTGCTTCAACAGTTATGTTAGTAGGTATTAAAAAATTCTTTATGTGGTTAATAGTACCTTTTTTGGTAGTACTACCTTGCACTAGTGGAAAAGTTTCAGTCCCTGAAAAAGCACTAGCACTATCTAACTGTGATATTTTCTTGTCTGCCATTATTCTGTTATTAATTTACTTTCGTTTTCTTGTAATATGTAGTTTCCGTTTTCTTGTAATATAAACCTATCCACACCTGTTATTCTGCCAATACCCTGAGCCATTAAACTACCGTCGCAACAGTCTACGTGATATGTATTGTCTTTACATA